CATTGTTCTTAAACCTAACGGTGAAGATAACTTTACTATGTCAGCTTACGATACTACGAAAGTTGAAGAAGAAGATGAGTTCTTCGGTCCTGCTTTTATTGCACAGCACGGTCTTATTGCAATCTTGAGAGATGAAACGGACTATGTTATTGAGAAGGGGATGGAAGAGTTGGCATATCAGCACATAGCCGAGTCTATCGAAGAGTTTTCTGATGATGATGATACAGAGGTTAAGAAGGTTGCACAACGTGTAAAAGAGGGTAACGTTGTGAAAGTTGATTTTGGGAGAAAGCATTGAGCACTACACAAACAGGTAACTTGTATACAGGTCATACTCGAGAAAAGTATGAGGAGTACATGATGCGTATGATGATAGAAGAGGACGCAGTAAATCACCCGCAACATTATAATCAAGCAGGTATAGAATGTATCGATGCTATTAAAGCAGCTACAGATGAAGGGTTTGAGTATTACCTTCAAGGAAACATTCTTAAATACCTTTGGCGGTACCGCTACAAGAATGGGGTTGAGGACCTGAAAAAAGCCCAGTGGTATCTTGAGAAACTGATTAAAGAAACAGAAGGAAATAAAGATGAGTAATATTCTCCCAACACCCTATCAACAATTTATTCACAAGTCACGGTATGCGCGGTGGCTTGACGATGAACAACGCCGTGAAGATTGGGACGAGACTGTTGATCGTTACATCAACTACATGACCAACCAAGTTCGCGGGAAGTATGATTACGAACTAGATGCAGAGATCATTCACTCAATTCGAGAGGCTATCTTGAATCTAGAAGTCATGCCGTCCATGAGGGCTATAATGACTGCGGGACCTGCACTTGCAAGGGATAACATCTGTGGCTATAACTGTAGCTACATTCCGGTAGACAGTCCTCGTTCGTTTGATGAGTGTATGTACATTCTTATGTGTGGTACGGGTGTAGGGTTTAGTGTCGAGCGTGAAAACGTAGACAAGTTGCCGATCATCAGCGAGAACTTTAACGAGTCTAACACCGTCATCAAGGTTACAGATTCTAAACCGGGCTGGGCAAAAGCATTCCGCGAACTTCTGGGTCTGCTGTACCAAGGTCAAGTGCCGAAGTGGGATGTCAGTGATGTACGTCCTGCAGGTGCGCGGCTGAAAACAATGGGGGGTCGTGCTTCTGGTCCACAGCCTCTTGTCGATCTGTTTAACTTCTCCGTGTCTATGTTCAAGAAGGCGGCTGGTCGCCGTCTCTATCCTATCGAAGCCCACGACTTGATGTGTAAAGTTGGTGAGGTTGTGGTCGTTGGTGGTGTTCGGCGTTCGGCACTTATCTCGTTGTCAAACTTAAATGATGATCAGATGGCTCACGCAAAAGCGGGGCAGTGGTGGGAGAACGAGGGTCAACGTGCGCTTGCGAACAACTCTGTAGCATATAAGCACAAGCCAGAGATGGGTACGTTTATGCGTGAGTGGCTTGCCCTTTACGACTCCAAGTCTGGCGAACGTGGTATGTTCAACCGTGAAGCGGCTGACAAGCAAGTAGCCCGTAATGGAAGGCGTGAGACAGGCCACTATTGGGGAACTAACCCATGTTCTGAGATTATCCTGCGTCCCTATCAGTTTTGCAACTTGTCAGAGGTTGTAGTCAGAGCATCAGATAGTCTTGAAGATTTGAAGCGTAAGGTGCACATTGCAACAATCTTGGGTACGCTCCAATCTACCTTGACAGATTTTAAATACTTGAGGAAGATATGGAAAGACAACACAGAAGAAGAACGTTTGTTGGGTGTATCGTTGACTGGTATAATGGATCACTCCGTATTGTCAAAAACCGTAGACAGCAGAGTGTGGCTCGAAGAAATGCGAGAGGTGGCAATAGAAACAAACAAGACTATTGCGAACACGCTTGGAATCCCGCAGAGCACTGCAATCACTTGTGTAAAGCCGTCGGGTACTGTGTCACAACTGGTGGACGCTGCAAGCGGGATTCACGCTAGACATAACGACTACTACATTCGCACGGTTCGCGGCGACAACAAAGACCCGTTGACTCAATTCCTCATTGGGGAAGGCATCTACAACGAACCGGACATGATGAAGCCTGATTCTGTCACTGTGTTTTCCTTCCCTATGCAGTCGCCGGATAGAGCAGTGCTTAGAGGCGATATAACGGCCATAGAGCAGCTTGAACTGTGGAAGGTCTATGCCCTACACTGGTGTGAACACAAGCCCTCTGTAACCATCTCTGTGCGCGAAGAAGAGTGGATGGATGTTGGTGCTTGGGTCTACGAAAACTTCGATATTGCATCTGGCGTTTCGTTTCTCCCACACAGTGATCACACCTATCAGCAAGCCCCCTATCAGGATATTGAATATGAAGAGTACTTGGAGTGGAACATGCGATATGGTAGAACAAACATCGACTGGACAAAAATGACTGAGTTTGAAAAAGAAGATAACACTACAGGTTCCCGGGAACTTGCTTGTACAGCAGGGGTTTGTGAAGTTGTTGATTTGAGTGCTGGCTGATGACTGATACCTTCGAAATCAAAGTAACGGATATTGTCGAACACGAAGATGGTTCTGCAACGATGCACCTTGAGATGGACTCAGAAGCGAAGAGTCTACTCGTTGAAGCGGGTATTGTTAGCCTTTTAGAACAATACTTAGAAAATACAGATGATTGAGTGTGACACTTCAACTTTGGAATGGTGGCAATGGTGGTTGCTTATTGCCATCACTACAAACACTGTAGTAAACTTAATTGTGTTCTTTAGAGGTCGCAAATTTAGGAGCGGTTAGATGCTAGAAGTCCAGATAACAGACGATATGCTACTAGCAGCCCGTGCTAAAGCTACTGAGATGGGCAGACTGAATAACTCTATCCTTCGGGGCGGTGGCAGTGTTGCTGGGTTCTTAGGTGAACAGATAGCATTGAAAGTCCTCGGGGGTGAGTGGCGCAACTCTTATGACTACGACATCGTATTAGAGGACGGCAGAAGAGCAGAAGTAAAGACAAAACAAACTTCTGCTACCCCCAAACCCTTCTACGATTGTAGCATCAGCAACTTTAACACTAGACAAGACTGCGACATCTACGTTTTTACAAGAGTGTTGAACGACTTTTCTAAAGGATGGTTCTTAGGAATGCTAACGAAAGAAGAGTACTTTAAAAAAGCAACGTTTTTAAAGAAGGGCGATATCGATCCTTCCAACAATTATACTGTCAAGGCAGATTGTTATAACGTTCCTATTTCAGAATTGGATAATCCTAAAGATGGCAAACAAGAGAAAACTGAAAGCAACCCTGTTTGATCTTCATGTCTTTATGAACGACAAAGGGGACATCGAACTGGAAATCCAATCCGTGTCCCCCGAAGAGTTTACTGAAGCTATGAACTCTGGTATGCCTCACTATGAAGGCACATTTAAAGTCGCAAGCCTACTAAAATTTTTACGATCTGTTAGCGAAGAAGTACAGCAGAAAGCGGGCCGCTACATTTAGCGGCCTTTTTTCATTTTACCGCCGTACGCCTTGTAACCCATCCGATTACGAACTTTGGTAGGCAACTTACCAAGACCCGGATTGTTCCCGGGAACCTCTTTCAGTTTACCACCGCCAGCCATCATAGTCATGCCCATCTTGTCCTTGCGGTCCATCATGGGGTTGGCGGACATTGCCATGCCGCCGCCGTACATTGGTTTGCGGACCATCGACCCGTAGGCGTAGCCCTTTTTATTCATCTTCTTTTTCATCGGACTCTCCTTCTACTATGTCGATGAGGGTTTCTAACTCGTCTTGTCTAGCCTTCTCTTTTATTGCACGGGGACCTATAGGAATCTCGTCTCCTGTGAGTTGGTCTAGTGTCTCTAGTTCGCCGCCAGACTTGAGAAGCTCTAGCATGATGTGGCTTCGAAGTTCAATACCGAGCAGCTTTAAATCATCTCTTGTTACAGAGCGGGGTGTGTTCAGTATTTTTGAAAGGATGCGAGCAGAGTTTTTGTTTTGCAAGATGAACATAATCTGTGACTGCCGCTCTTGCATCATAACTCGGAAACCAACTTCAGCAATAACGTAGTCGAGACCAACCATTCCTCGTGCCAAGTTAAACACACGTGCAATCTTACTTTCCATACGCATCTGACCAACATCGAAGTACGCCTTCACGCCAGCAGCGTTACCAGAGGCGGCGTTCATCCAGTCTGCGATGTCTTCTAGATGCTCTGCATGGTCTTTACCTAGAATGATTTCCATGGTCTTGCGTTGAGCAGGGTTTTTGACCATCTCTGTCAGTACTGAAATGTCAGTTATATCTTCAACAACCTTGCCTTTAAACCCAGTCAGTGTTTTGGTCTTCAACCCAGACTTTTTAAGGGCACCCCTTAAGTACATCTCTTTGAGAGCTAGAGTAGCCTCTTCTTCGGTCATGCCGCCAGACTTCAACACACCTTTTAAGTTTTTGTAACCGTCCTCGTTGAGGTTGCTGAGGTGTAGGTCAAAAAACTTTTCTGGGTTACGAACGTCGCCGATGAGACGCTCGAGTTTGTTGATGGCGACCTGTTCCTTTTCGAGAGTTGCTCTACCCGCATTCCGTAGGTCTGAACCCACTGTCATGGTGTCATCCCTGATGTCGTTGTAAGCCTGTTTGTACTGTGTGTTTGTAGCGAGCAGGTCATCAACAGGAGCGAGTTCATCTCGCAACTGAGTGCTGAATGGCAGACGGGTTTCAGTTGTTCCGTCAGGATTCACGACACGGATTGCTAGTTCCTTTTCCGCATCGAGCAGTCTGTTTGCTCTTTCAAAGCTAAACTCCGGCAACACCTCTTGTATGCCCGCCAATCGTTCGGCTGCAGTTCTAGTGCGGGGTCTTATGTCTTCAGGGAGCGAGGTTGTCGGCAACTCTTGTGGTCTGACACTAGGAAGCAAAGCATTGCCGACGCTGTTGTTTGTTACAGATTCAAGCATAACGGAAAGACCATTTGCCAGTCTCCGTTCGGCAGGGTTGCTCAAATCAAATACAGGTCGTCCCAAGTCGTCAGTGCTAACACCGTAAAATAAGAAAAGGTCTTGCTTGACTTCTGTAATCCGCTGATTTAGACGGTTTAAAGAAGCCTCATCGTCAGTCTTGGCAATTTTTGCAAAGAGAGTTCCCAACTCTTCAAAGCCTCGTTCAGGCGTTGCCTGTCCTCGATAGATATATCCACGCTGACCTTTAGGTCGGTCTGCTCCTTTTAGTTTTCTTTCGCGGGCTTTTATGACTTTACCAGCATATGTTCCTCCCGCTGTGACGTTTCCAACATCTTGTCTGTACCCGGCTCGAGCTTCGTCAAGGAAACCTGCTAAGTTAGGGTCTGTCTCTTCAAACAGTTCGTCGATAGATGCTGTAAACTCGCTTAGGTATTGTGCTGCACCTTTGGTAGTAGGTCCAGTCTTTTGTGAAGTTTCATAAGCATTGTAAGCGAAAACTCTGCGAACGTCCTCAACTTGCTCCACAGTACCTTGGAAGAAAGCCAGAGGTTCTGAAGATTTGTCTTTTTCTCCTAAGAATAGAGCAGCCTCGGTTGCAGAACGGTTTTTAATATGTCCTTGTTTGTACAGGCCCTCAATCACCGTGCTCGCATCTCCACCGAACTCTGCAATTAGACCTTGCCTTGCCATCTTTTCAAAGGTGTCTTCAAGGTCCCTACCGCCTCTGCGAATGAATTCACGACCACCACCAAAGGCGTATGCAATGCCGCCTACTTCTTTAACATCGTCACTTACGTCTGCCAACTTCCGAGCAACAGTATCCATGTTGATAACTATGTTGTTATCTGCAGCGTAGTCGTTGACTTTCTTGTATCGAGCAGAAGCTCGTGCTTTCCGAACACCCAAAGAGATGTCAAATAGAATGTCTGCGCCTCTCTGTATATATTCTTTGTACTTAAAAGGTGGAACACTACCTGCCAGTTCTGCAAGACCTCGTTGACGTTCGACAAGGTTAGCAATCAAGATATCTGCAGTTTCTTCAGCCAGCTTTGCCCTGTTTGTGTTCTTAGCAACATCTTCGGGCATGAGCATTAGGCGCATGTCTACAATTTCGTCGATGGTGCTTTCATCTACTATGTCGGGGTTTTTCATGTACAGGTCAATCAGTTGATTCATCTCCTGCCGCCTACGAGTCAAGTTATCTTGAGCCGCTTCTGCACCCTTTTCCAACTTAAATATTGTCTGATTGATAGGGTCGTTGGAATCTAGCTTGCCGCCCTCTGCTGCAAAGGCTGTTCTCAAAAGATTGAGTTGAGTTGTCATGCCCATCAAAACATCGTCTTGCTGGCGGATTGCTCTGAACAGGCTATCTGCTCTACCACCGTCAAAGATTTCAGTAACAGACTGTCCTTCTGCTGCCAACTGTTGAATTCGAATAAAAGGTGCGAACCCAGATGCGTATGCAAAACTGAGGTGCAAAGATTGCATGTTCTTGTCAACTTCTTCAGCGGAGAAGACGAGGTTCCCGTCGGCATCCTTAAGCGTCTCCAAACGCTTGCGAGTTCGCTTCATGTTCTCACCGTATTCAATTAAAGAGTTGAACATCTGGTCCCGCATAGTAACTTGTTCGCCAGCAACTTCAAAAACCTCGGTGCCCATACGAATCATCATTCCGTTGAATGCTCGCAGTGCCTTTATGTCGTCGTCATTTAAAGCTATGCCTTCTGCTCGTGCAATAGATTGGATTTCGTCCAAGTCTCCACGCATCAAGGGGCCTAGGCCAATCGCAGCAATCTTTTCTGAACTGACTAAATGGTTGCCCAAGTCTTCAACACCCCGAACACCCATACCGAGAATAGGAACTCTAGATGCAACGCCTATTGCTGTATCTTTAACTTTGCGACCTAGGTAAGGGGCAAAGAAAGGTGCTGTAAAGGCTGTGATCATTTCTGCAGTTCCTTCAGACATACCCAGCGTTTCTGTAGGAATCATGTTTGGCGCGATTGCCAAGGCACCTGATATATAAGCCTCGTCAAAGAAAGCCCCACGAATATAAGGGTTCTTGCCTGTTTGATTGGCGTAGCGAGCACGTCCCTTTCTAAAGAAGTCCAATTCTCCCGGCAAATTCTTAAGTTCTACAGCTTCGTCTGCACTCAGGGGGCCTACTTTTGATTTTAAAGTGTCGAGCCTGTCTGTGGCTTCACTAATCTTTTCATCGTAAAATTTAAAAGCGGCACGATGTTGCGACATAACTGAGCCAGCAGCCAGTTCATCTCTATAGCCCCCCAGTTTACCAGAACCGATGAAAGGAACTTTCTTCCACGCTTTTCTCCAAGTTCTAAACAAGGCATTGCTGTTCTGGTCACGTAGATATTCAAAGACCTCGATGTCGTCCATGTCTTGAAAACGCCCGGGGTTATTCTTGCGAGCATCTTGTACCTTATCATAAGCTTTCAAGCCTTTGTTGACTTTACGAGCCGTATTCAAAAGAACAAACGGACCACCGCCAAAGAAAAATACACCCGCCTGTTCCGCTACGTTTAGCTGATTCCAAGAGCTTTGGATTAATCCGTCAGCAACGCTAGGGTCGAGGGTTTCGTCATATACAATTTCGCCCTTATCGTCCGTGACAATCTGAAGAGACGCTTCACCATCCTCATCGAATACCACGTCAACCTTTTCAGGAAAGGCGTGGTCATTACGCCACGCATCTTCACCATACGTTGAGATATACTTATCTTTATACCACGCTTCTAAACGCTGTCGTGCATTGCCAATGTACTGATTACCTTCGGTTGTGCCTTCCAAGTTTTTCAGGTTAAATCCATACATGCCACCGTAGTATCGTTGCATAGCATCACCATACCTACGGCTGAAAGATTCACCAAAAGTCTCTTCGTAGTTGTCGAAGAAGTAATCATTTGTAGCGGCAGTCAAGCCTTCTACAGCGGCTAGGCCCATGCTAACTAGGCTGGGGATACCTTGAACAATCCCCGTAGGCAGGTCTAACATTTCCCTGCCCAACTCACTAGACGAACGTCCATAGTATGCGTTGGCGTAATCGTCTACAAAAATCTGCTGCCCACGAGCTGGTAGGCCGGAATCCATCAAAAGTTTTGCAACTTGCTGTTCGTTTTGAATGAACAGTTCATAGTTTTCATCCCCAGCAAACTGGTCAGGAATTCTCATGCCTTCGTAGTTTGGTCCGCTAAAGCCAACAACAGCCCCTTCTTTAGGAGCTTCTGGTACTGTGTATTCAGGCAAGAACTTTCGGAATAGGTTCGCCTTCTTGTTTGGGTCGCTGTTGTACGCCGCGATGCTTTCGGGGGTGATGCGTACGCCACCGATGGTAGTATAACCCTTCTGCTGAATCTCTTCAACAGTAGTGCTAGACATGATATCTTCAAACACTGCTTGAGCATCAGGAGTTTCAAGCGAACCCTTCTGACGAGCGATGTCTTTCTTACGAGCCTCTTCAAAGAGAACGTTCTTGTCGTCTACAATCACTGGGTCTACCATTAGTTTACCTTCTGATACTTGCCTCTGCCTAGAGGTTTATACTCTACGCCGTCTACTATAATGTTCCCATTTGCAAGGGGTTTGCGTTTCTTACCAGCAATCTGGGTAGCGTCTATGATAATAGCCCCACCCTGCTCGGCAGGAGGTTGCTCAGAACTCTGCTGTTCTTCTGTAGCGTTATCCTCCTGCTGCTGTGGCTGCTGCTCTTTGTCAGAAGACTGCTGTTTAAACACAATTCGCTGGTCGTCGTCAGCAACTTTAGTGACGAATTCTGAACCTTGTTTTCGTTCGTACAAATTAAAACTGTCGTCGAAGAAGAGTTCGCTTCCCGGGATGGCTTCGTAATTTTCTGCGGGCGTGAGGCTCATGTCGCCAAACCGTAGACGAGTGTCTGCCCGTCCAGTATCACCGCCAACGTTTACAGTACGGCGGTGGAACTTACGAGCTTTCTCCGCAATGACATATGCTTGCAATCGACGTTGTTCAGGAGCGTTAATACTCGGAGACCGTGCGATGTTTGCATAGACTTCTGTGTCCTGCTGAAGACGGTAAAAGCGAAGGCGTAGGCGTTCAAGTTTTGCTTTGGTAATGTTTATGTTATCAAACACACCATCGCCCTTCAACTGTTCCATCTGAATACGGAAGTCATCGTTAGATAGTCGGCCTGTACCATCAACAGCACGGGCCATAGAGTATGCTAGTGAAACCATCAGAACTTCGTTTTCACCGAGCCTTTCAGCCAAGTCTTTATCCAGTACATCAGCTACAATAGCCGACAAACTTTCTGAAGTGGTTCCTTTAACGAAGTCACTTTCGTCAAATCGAGAACCTCCAAATAACTGGTTAATCTGACCCCCTGAACCGAAGACTTTTAAAGCAGCAGACTGAACAATCCCTGCAAAACCTGTTTTAATTTTAACGCCGTCTTTTCCGACAGGCTCGAGGTTTGCTAAGATTTCGTCAACAGCAGATACAGAATTTGAAGCAAAGGTGTTCTTATCTATGATGTCGTCGGACTTGATACTCTTGTTTTTAAGCACTTCTGGCCCCGAGGGATTTCTTCCTTCGATACCAAAAATAGATGCCTTCGGTTCTTCTACTTTAATTAGAGGCAATATGGCGTTTACCAACTGACGGGTGCTGACCAGTCCGGGACTAACTTCTAGAAGAATGTCAACAACTTGAGGTGTGACGTTAGGTCCCGCACCTGCGGCAGATAGCAATTGCAAAGCACCTGCTTCGTACAAAGGTACGGACTGGTCTTGGATAATAATATATGCACCCGCTTTGCTGTCTGAGATTTCACGATATTCTATGCTGTTAATCCAAACATTTCTGTCGGCAAATCCCATCTCTTCAGCAAGTTTATCCATGCTGGTTGCAGTTTTAGCATCAACGGTTTGAATGACTCCCGAAGCCGTACCTTCTTCCGTTGCAGACCCTAGGATAAATACCTCGTTATCTTTAAGACCTTCACCTTCAGTAGCAGTGTTGATGGCGTTTGAAAGAGTTGCTTGTTCTGCTGAAACGCCGGACATGCCTAATGATTTTTGCAACTCAGCTCTAAAGCTTAGAAGAGGCTTGTACTCTGAAAACGTAGCGTACACTGGGCTTTTTATAGCTTTTGTTACCTCGTCCACACCACTCTTGTTTAGGTATACCCATTGACCACGTTTTTTAAATTCAGAATCAGTAAACGCTAAAAACTGTTGGGCACCTGCAGGGTCACTTGTAAACTCCTGCAAGTAAGCCTCGGCAGCGTCCGGGTTAGACAGAATCATGTTAATATTACTCAGATTTTCAGTGCTTTTATCGTCAGTAAATGTTGCCTCAAATTTCATAGAAACGCCACCAAACATCGTGTTGTTTTCTACATCATCCATAGCCCCTACTGCTGAATACACATTTGACATGGTAACTAACCCCTGCTCATTCAAAGCAGTTATTTCTGCTGCTTTATCGGGGTCCATCATTTCTTTTTGCACAAGAGTAGATACAAGAGAAGATACACCTTCTCTTCTCTTTATTTCAGCTTCTTTCCCAGCCTTCGCAGCTTCTGCTTCAGCGGCACGTTTTTCAGCCATATTTTTGTTGGTCTGCTGTATAAATCCTAAAGCAAGTGAAGTTCCGAATCCCATTACTCACTATCCTCTCTATTTAAAAAGTTCTCTTCAGCAGGGGGCTTTGGAGACATGCCCTCTCTGATAGCAGCATTTAGGTTTTCTTTTACGATAGTAAACATACGTGGATTGTTTCGTCTCATCATATCGAAGAAGGTTCTGTCGTCCATTTCATCTTCTTCAAATGCGTTAGAGTTTTCAAACAAACGATATGGTACGCCCTCTTCTTCTGCCATTTCAGCAATATAGAATGCCAGAGGACCTTTTATGAGAAGACCCACATCTGGCGTGAAACGTCCCTCTTGAAACCCTTGAATAATTATACCTTCAACAATTGCTTCTATGCTCACACCAACAACAAGCAGCTTCATCATTTCTTGAAAACGCTGCGGCTGTTCTATATTATCCAACACCTTTTCAAAGACAACCGTAGGATCAACGTCCTGTGGTGGACGGCCCCAAGCCCATCGGCTGTTGTCTTGCGTTAAAGAATGCCCCGGGGGCGGAGCAGAAAAACGGTCAATATCTTCAATAGACCCTTTCTGTGCTTGCATTAAATCTTTTTCCGTAGCCACTATTTAGTCTCCTTACGAACTTCAGCAGGTTTAGCTTCTTGTACGGACGGGAGCCGTGCAGGTTCAATAGCCAATGTTCGTCTCCCGCGAACTGGTCGAGGTTGTGGCATGTTCTGACTAATTAGCCTCTGAAAATCTTGATTGGATTGTGTCTTACGGCGCATAGCTGTCTGTACGGCAAGATTTAGGCGTTGACTACTGATACCCCCAAGAGCAGGAGCCTGTGCTGCCCGTGAACTTCCGAGAGGAATTTTAGGGACAGAAACATCGCTGACTGGTTGGAAGGGAGTGAAACCATCTTCTTCTTGACCCATCGCTGTCCTTGCTGCTTGACCTACGGTAGAGAGAAAGCCGCCGTATTTATCCACAAGTCCTAAATCTCTATCACGAGCACCGCCGCTGTACTGTCGTTCGTTTCGTGGATCGCCACCACCACCAAACACTCCAGAAACAAAGTTAACAATTGATTTAAAAACACTGAACCCCTTCATATCTCTTATCCTACTAAAATAAATTTGCTAAAAAGTTACCGATACCCATGGCTAGAGAGTCTTGTTGTTGTCTGTCGTATTTTTCCATTGTGTTCGAAAACTCTAGTGCGGCCAAGCCAACTTGGTGCTTACGTTGCAACTCATTCTCACTTTTAGTAAAGTTCCACGATGCGTTGTCCCTATACATCTGCCACATACTTGCTAACGCTGTTTGCGTGGCGTTGTATTGCATCTGTGCATTTAGGCGATTTGTTTCGTTTTGTGCCGCTGTATTAGCCGTGTTAATTTCTCTGCGCCACACAGCGTTTGACTGATCTATCGCAAATTGCATTTGACCGTTGAACTTGTCACGGGAATCTCGAACCTGTTGATTAAACTGCGCCATCGCGTTAGCTTCAGAAACATTAAATTGTCGTGTAGCAGCGACACGATTAGCCGTTGCAGTTTCTACCTGCGAACCTAGTTCGGCAAAGAACTCTTCCACCTGCAATTCATTCTTAGCATTAAACTGCTTACGAGCGTTTTCCTCGGCGGCATCTTTGAACAAACCTTGAACCAACACACTAAAGTTTAAGGTATCAGCTTTTTGTTTATTGTCAAGGTTTTTCAGGTCTACGGACAGCAGGGCTTGGGCTTCGGTGACTGCACCTTGCAAACGGGCTGACAAGTTTGCCCGGTCCATAGCAGCAACTGTGGCCGCATTTTGAAGAGCAGCCTTTTGGCGGTTGTCGAGGTTTTGCAACTGTATTGCGGCGTACTTATTAGCATCAGCAGCAGCGATCTGCACACCAGATTCCATTAAGCTCTGGGTGATAGCAGCAGCAGCCATCGAACTTGCACCCAAGCCCCGGCTCTGCATAATAGCATTGACCTTGCGAACCTGTGGAGAAGCCCAAGCTGGCATAGGCTTGCCTTCCTCGAGGCTCGACATAAGTTGGCCAAGCTGGTATTGAACAGTGGCTCGTGGATCGAGTTCTGCTTGTGCTGCAGTAGCCATCGACGCTGCACTGGCAACGCCTTCAACACCCGTCATATCAACATACGGCTGTGTTGGAGTAAGCTGTGCTGCTTCCATACCGCCTATCTGTTGAAGACCCGGCATAGTTTCAGCAACAGCACCGATTTGTCCAACATCGGCACCGGGCATAGTGGGGGGAGTAACTGTTAAGCCTGTTTCTGAAACACCAGATGCAGTTGCCTCGGGAATAGTAGGTACTTGTCCTACACCCGTAGTAATACTTTCCCCTGCTGTAGGAGTTATTTTAGCTGTGTTAATAGTAGGAACATCTTTGGCGGCTAGTTCACTTACTTTTTTTTGTAACTGTGTATCTGTTGTTATCATGTTAGGGTCCGTAGATGTAAAGTCTGATATCTGTTCAAATTCTGGGTAAGGCAGGGGGGAGACAGGGGGAAATTTGCCAACAGTCCCCTGACGCACTTTATTTCCTTGAGCATCAAGAAAAAAAGAACCATCTACATTTTTTATAAAAGGTTTTTCATTTGATTGAGATTGGCCCATTTGTGGTGGTGCTGGTGGTGGTGTTGTTGCAGCCTTTCTAGCAGCATCTAGCCGTTGCTGAGAAGCTCTAATTCGGTCAAAGTAATTGTCAGGGCCGTACTTACGTCTAAATTGTAAAACTGCATAGTTGTAATCTGCTATATCGTATGCAGACCTTGGCCCCACTACATTTCTATAGTTTTGCCGATATTCTTTTTGTTCTGCTTGTAGTTCGGCAAGCTGTTTCTCTAGGTCAGCAATAGACATAAAAACATCTAGTCCCTACTCAAAACTCTATCCAGCTTATCTTCCACACGGTGCAGGGCTTCCATAACTTGTCGCATGTCATCACGCAACTCAACACGAGTAGCATACTCTTCGCGTGTTTTATTTAGTAGTATTTCAATACGCTTTTGTTCTCTAAATAAACTGCTGATAAACCATGCACCCCCCATTACGATGATGCCTATCAGAGTATCAATAATGTGTACGAGGTCCATGATTTATTTCCTATGCGTTACCAACCCGATGGCGTTGCGTTACGAAAAGTTGGGGAAATCAGCTCATCCATCTGTGCCGTTAGCATTGCTTCCATCTCAGCCTCAGTTTTGCCAAGTTTATCCAGCACCCACGCTTTCACATTGTCCTGTGTCACACTGTCAAAAGCAATGAAACCTTCATACCCTTCCGGCGGCAGGGTCAAACCAGCAGAGCCGTATGCACTGACGCTGAGTGGCTGGCCATCAACATTTGTGGCGGTATCGTGAACCGCAGTAAAACGCCAGTGAACCTGACTAATTACGTCATCAAAGCCGTTCTGTTCGTTGTTATTCACTTCTAAGTTCGGAAAAGTCCAAGTGTATGTAGCCATTGTTTACTCCTGTTAGTTGGCTTCAAGTGCCGCGAGGCGGGTTTCTAGGTCTTCAATTTTTGTAATTGCTTCTTTCAATGCGGCTGTCAAGAGCGGAACGAATTTAGATTGATCAATGCCCTGCATGATTGCGTTGCCATCTTCATCAACTTCATTGTGCGTTCCAGTAACAGCCTCTGGAACAACAGCTTGTGCCTCATGCGCTAAGAAACCATCAACTGTTGTGTCAGCATCTGCAATAAAATTAAATCGCTTGGGTGCCAGTATCTTTACACGATCAATAGCATTACTGATGTCAGTTATATTTTCTTTAAGGCGATGATCAGATGATGTGTTGTATGATGTTGAAGTTGTTGTAACAGATATTGAGCCAGCACCACCAGCCCCGGTCCCTGCATGAAACCTCACCAAATCACCGTTGCCTCCAGTTCTCCTAAGAAATAAAGCAATACCCGTGGCTGATAGCTGTGCTACACCACCTTGGGTAACATCTAGGCCAGTTTCTGAGTTGCCCGGCGAACCAATAGAAATTCCATTTGTTCCTACCAGAAAGTCACCACTGCCATTAATTTGTACTTTATGCCCAGATGCAAGACCTTGAACATTAGTTATAGCAAAATTTCCAGTTGATTGGTCGCTTCCGATAGACCAACTTCTGGTCCCTGTGTCGTGGAACCAAATGTAACCATCCGTGTTATCGTTATAAAGTTCCACATTGCCCGACACTCTTAATTTTTCAATAGCACTTGAAGACCCAATGCCCACGTTGCCAGCCGATGTGATGCGCATGCGTTCTGAGTTGTTGGTGTACAAGTACAGAAAATCATTATTAGGATCA